GATGATAGTAAGCCAGCGCCTAAAAAGGCCAAAAGAGCGTCACGTAAGGCCGCTAAAGTAGAAGCAGACTTGCCTGAAGATTAAATTCAAGGTATCTTCGTAGCTTATTAATTCAGGGCTATCTGATGAAAGCGGCCAGCGAATTCTTCTCGCGTATAATCCCTAAAGTACCGGGGTGTTCAACTCCACTAGCTGAACAAGCTGTCGTGGATGCGGCTGTGTACTTATGCGAGCACTCTCTAGTGCTAAAGTACAATACTGATGCTTTTAGCACTGTGTCAGGAACTAGTACGTACGATATTGATGTACCAGCTAGTCACGCTTTATCTAGGGTTGTTTATGTCACCGTGGATGGAGACGAAATAAACTCTATGCCTCTGGAAAGTTTACCAATAGTAGGCACGGATAACGCTAAACCTACCAAGTACTATGTGACTCAGCTTGAGTCTGAAACCCAGCTTAATCTGTATGCTACGCCTGATGATGCCTACTCAGTAGTTCTTAACGTGGCTTTGCGCCCTAGTACAGATACTACTTTTTTAGCAGATGATTTGTATCATTACTGGATGGAGCCTATAATAGCCGGTGCGTTAGGTAGAATTTACGCTGTGCCGGGGCAACCGTTCACAGATTATACGGCGGCGGATTATTACCAGCGTCGTGCAAAATTGTTGTGTCATAATGCACGAAATGAAGGTAACATAGGCCGTGTTATAGGGTCATTGCAGACCCAACCAAGACCTTTTGTGTGAGGTGACAAATGACGATTGCGGCTAGTTCGATTTTACAACGTTGCGTTGATACACTACAAGACACCACATCGGTGCGATGGCCTGTTCCCGAGCTAGTTCGGTATTTGAACGATGGACAACGAGAAGTTGTTTTGTATCGCCCTGATGCTATGGTTACGACCTCAAATTTTGCTTGTGCGGCGGGTTCTAAACAGGAATTAGACAAAAACAACAACTCTTTGGGTGCCGCCAAACTGATTGAGATTACTCGCAACGTTAACACCGCTGAATCACATTATGGTGCGGTACGGTTGGTTAATAGAGAAATCCTTGATGCGCAAAAACCTGATTGGCACAACGAAACCAAATCCGGTGATATAGCGCATTACATGTACGATCCACGTAATCCTCTTGAGTTTTACGTATACCCACCAGCAAAAACTACGGCTGTTTTAGAGGTTGTTTACTCTAAGTATCCCGAGGATATTGATGAACCCGCAAGTAACGCTAATGTTAGTAGCGTTGTTGGTAACATTAGCGTCCCTGATATTTACAGTAACGTTATCCAAGATTACATACTTTACCGCGCTTACAGTAAAGATAGTGAGTACGCTGGTAACGCACAACGTGCGCAGGCTCATTACGCCGCGTTTGCTAACGCGCTTGGTATTGAGATACAGGCAACTGTACAAGTAGCTCCAAACCCAGTGTCTAACCCCAATGTACCGCAACGCGTAACCGCGTAATTACTTTAGAGGACTAACAAAATGAGTCAGTTTTCCGACTACACAGAAGAGAACATTATCCAGACCACGCTCCGTGGTCAGGCGTTCCCTGTTCCATCCGATGTCTACATCGCTCTGTTTACTTCTGACCCGACTGATGCCGGTTCTGGTTCAGAGGTTAACTCTGCGTCTTGGACAACCTACGCTCGGCAAGATGCCGCTGATGGCGCGGCCATCGACACGGGTTGGACTGCACCTTCAAACGGTGTTTCTTCCAACGCGAAGGTAATCACGTTCCCAGCTAACAACAGTGGTGGCTCTATTACTGTTACTCACATCGGCGTGTTTGACGCGTTGACCACGGGTAACTTGTTGTACCATGCCCCCTTGGTATCTTCCAAGACCCTGTTGGATGGCGACGTACTTTCCTTCGCTATCGGAGCAATTACCGTAACTGTAGCCTAATGACCTAACACGGGAGCGTTATGAGTACGTTCTATACGCCGGATGGCGCGGCGGTAAACACCGCTCCCGAGTCAGGATTAACACAAGCCTCCGCGAATATCTCGGGGGCTTGTAGCGCTTCTAGTGTAGGTAATTACATACAGTTACCTACCGTTGCTGTACCGGGGTCCGGTGCGGTTGCTCCTACTGCTACACGTACCGTCTTACCAGATAGTCAGCCTACTGGTACGACGTTCTGGGTGCCGCGTGGTGTCAAAACACACCTAAGTACCCAAGTAAACTTTAGTTCTATCGGAAGCGTTAATGCTTTCGTACTGAGAACTATACAAGTCGCCGCCGCTATAGCGACGACGGCATCTTTGGCGGCGATCCCTGCTGACCAGCTTGGGGAATCTGATTCTTCTGCTGTAGCGACTGTCTCCCCCACTGCCACTAGAGTACAGCTATCTACAGCTAACTCCAGTGCGTCAGGTAGCGCCACAGCCACTGCCGATGTAAATAGGCAAGTTGTAGCGAACATAAGTTCGCAGGGTACTGTATACGTTACGGTAGGCGTAAACGGCGTATTTGAAGCCTACGCTCCAATGCCTTGTAGCGCTACGGTTGCCGTTGATCCCGTTGGCTTACGAACTGCTCCTGCACTTAGTGCGGTACTCTCTACTGCTACTGGATCGGCAACTGGCACACTTATTCAGCCCGGACTAAGTGACTCTCTTGGGGTTTCATCTACTGTTATCCTAGATCCGTTTTTGTCCATCACCCCCGGCGTAGAAATAACTGCTTCCGGTACAGTACAAACTTCTCCATTTATTAATACGCCCATCAGCAGTAATATCTCTGCGTCTGTTGTAACTACTGGTCGTGGGTCACAAACTTTTCAAGCGACAACTGATTTAGAGCCTAACCTAAGCACGATTGTAGCTAACATAAGTACTAAGTTTTTTACTACGTCTGTTATACAAGGAGACACTAGCAATACCGCTACTGGCGTTATTTTTAAGGTTTCCGAAGCAAACGTAAGCGCCCAAGCGGGCGTCGTAAACGATGATACTGTTACACACCAACTTACCTGTACACTAAGTGCTCCGAATGCTGTAGTAACAGCGGAGGCTAGGTTGGCAGAGCGGGGTGAATCTAACATAAGTGCGCCTTCTGGGGCTGTACTAGTCGAGGCGCGGCTGGCAGAACAGGGCCAAGTCGCCGTAAGTTCTGCGGGCGATTGTGTTGTTTTTGACGATCAGCTACTGGTAACGCGGTTTGTAGAAGCTCAGCTTACACCGGCGGCCACTGTCTCCTCTACCGGGGTTATCGTTAAGGTGGCAAGTGCCAGTATAAACGGCGCGAATACAGTCGCAAACGTACCCGGAGTTCTTACAAAGCTACCAAATGTTGAAATATCTTCTACTGGGCAAGTAGTTTTAGGAGACACGAACTTTGTATTTATTATACAATTTGCTGAGTCTTCAGTGGCTGGATCAGGAACTGTACTAGCAGATAGCGTTGCTAACATAGATAGCTTAGATCCAGCCCAAAGAACCTTTGTACGGCCACCTATGACAACCAACTTTGTGAGGCCGTTCCAGCAATTTACGTTTAGGAGGCCGTCATGAAACTAGGTACGGTTACACAACAGCCAGCCGAACGCTTGTCATATACTATTGATTATAGTCAGTTTCTTACTGACGGCGACAATGTACAAACCGCAACAGCGGCGGTTTCTCCCGTAGGACTAACAGTTAACGCTGTTAGCGTACTAGATCCGAGAGTTCGATTTTTTGTAGAGGGCGGCACTACAGGCGAGCGTTACAAAGTAACGATTAACGTCGAAACCGCAGATGGACGACAGCTACAAGACGAGCTAATCTTTAAGATTAAGGAAATCTAAGCGATGGCGCAAACTCTTCACAACAATGTATTCACCAAACTAGCTGCCTCGTTATCTAACTCTGCAACTAGTATTTCTCTACTTGACGGCTCTGACTTCCCTACACCTGCTGTTGGTGATTTTTACTTTGCTACGCTAGTTTCAATTAGCGCAAGCACTGGTAAAGAAGATGATTGGGAAATTGTAAAAGTAACTGGCAAGCCCGCTACCAACACTCTCACGGTCACTAGAGGGCAAGAGGGTACAGCGGCTAGAGCGTGGGATACTTATACCCCTTGCGAAATTCGCATCACTGCTGGCACCGTTGTTATGCCAGACGGCGATCAGAACCTAGCTAACAAGACAATTACAGCTAGTACGCTAGATGACACTGTTGTTGGTGGCACTACAGCGGCGGCAGGGTCGTTTACTGACCTAGACGCTACTACGGTAGACGCGACTAACGTTGAAGTAACGAATCTCAAAGCTAAGGACGGCACAGCGGCAGGGTCTATTGCAGACGGTACGGGCGTAGTGACGGTAGCAAGTGCAGTGTTGACTACTGCTGATATTAACGGCGGTACAGTTGATGGGGCTACCATCGGTCAAACTACTCCAGCGCTTGGCACGTTTACCGACATGGTTGCTGACGAGCTTCAGCTTACAGGCGGCACTGGCGATCAAGGTAAGTTTACGTGGAACTCTGACGAGAACACGGTGGATTTGGTCATTGACGCTGGTGAAACCCTACAAATTGGTCAAGAAGTTGAGTACAACGTACGCAACAACTCAGGGTCTTCTATAGCTAAAGGCGTCCCAGTGATGATTACTGGAACGATTGGTTCTTCTGGTCGAATCACTATCGACGAGATGGACGCTACAAGCGTTGCTAACGACAAAAAGTATTTAGGTATTACAGCCGAAGCCATTGGTTCTGGTGCTGATGGCAAAGTAATGTTCTTCGGCAAAGTGAGCGGCCTTAACACAAGCTCCTATAGCGATGGCGATCTGTTGTTCTTGGATACGTCCGTAGTGGGCGGCTTAACGGCTACTGAGCCAAACTCGGGTATTAAGCTGGGCGTGGCATACGTTGTGCATAGCCATGCTTCAGCGGGTGTCTTGATGGTTCGTCCATCCGCTAGTGTCGGGTTGCACGATCTTCACGATGTTTTTGTGGATGCTCCCGGTACCGGAGAAATTATCCGCTACAACGCGACTAGTGGCCTTTGGGAAACTAAAACGCTGGCAGAAGCAGGTATCGCCACAACTACGAACTTTACCTCCACAGGCATCGACGATAACGCTACGTCTACGGCCATCACTATTGACTCAAGCCAAAATACGACTTTCGCAGGAACCATTAACTCTGGCGACATAACTATTTCAGAAGGCACTCCGCTTCTCCGGATTCAAGATACTGACGGAACCAATCAGTACACTCAATTTACTAACCTAAACGGCAGTACATACTTTGGCTCTAGGAACGACACTGCTGATGGCAATATTCTAATAGGTGGTTATGGCGGCAACTCATTTACTGAGTTTGCGAGGTGGTCAGCGGCTGGCGATTTAACTCAAAAAAGCAACCTGATTGTACAAGGGACGTTTACATCATTAGGCATCGACGATAACGCCACAAGCACTGCGATTACGATTGGTGGCTCTGGCGATGTTGATTTAAGTGGTTCGTTTAAATACGGAAATGCTGGTATATCTGCATCAGACGCAGATACGGCATCACAACCGGGGTTTTATCAAACAAGCGATCTTTCTACAGCAACAAATTACCCCGCATCCATAGGCGGTAGTGGGCCAGCTTCTTTGGTTACGATTGCTGGACAAAACGTTAACAACCATACACAGCTTGCTTTTGGTCTAAACGGCAATAATGCATTTCTTAGAACCTATAGGGCTAGCAACTATAAAGATTGGCTTCAAATTATTACTGACGATGGCTCCGGCAACGTTGGTATTGGTATTACCAACCCACTTGGTCAGCTTCATATAAATACAGAAACTGCAGAAGCTACAAAAGTCTATGTAGATGGTGAAGCAAATCAGCCAAAATCTATAGAAATAAGACACTATGATGCCTCTGAAGGCTCAGGTGCAGGACGGAATTTATTTTATTTAAAGACCCCAGCAAGCAACAGATTAGACATAGGTAACTTTACTGATGGCACTACTGAAACGGAGTTGATGACATTTCTGGAAAACGGCCGCGTCGGCATCGGGACTAATGACCCAATATCAACGGTGCATGTATCGGCTTCTGACCCTCGTATCGAATTAACAGACACCGATACAGGGGCCAGCCACCGCATTAATGCGGCCAGTTCTGTCGGTAACTTAGCAATTGACGTAGATATAGAAGACAATCAAGCAAACCCTTCTTTTAAGATAAACATGAAGGGTGCGAACGCTCTCACCATCGACGACGACGGCAACGTTGGTATTGGTGTAAGTGATCCCGATGTAGCACTTGAGGTAACAGGCGATATTAGAACCAGTCTTGGAACGTCTGCTTATTTACGGGACGGAACGCCGTCTGCATCCAGCCCCTCATACACATTTAACGGCGACACTGATACCGGAATGTTCCGCGCCGCAAATAATCAAATAGGCTTTTCTACTGCTGGCACCGAACGTATGCGTATCAACTCCAGCGGCAACGTTGGTATTGGTGCGACAACAGTCGACACTTCTTTGCATATTGAAAAAGCAAACCCTGTCATTCAATTAGAGGACTCAACAAACGGATTTATTGCTCAGATTGACGGTGAAAACGGGTCACTTGCATTTAAAGCTGATACTGCTAATGCCTCAGGTTCTGCAACAAACATTACCTTTGACGTTGATGGCACCGAGCGTATGCTTATCGACTCCGACGGAAACGTGGGGATTGGTACGGATAGTCCTGCTGAAATATTACACGTTTCAGATACTAGTACTGCTGGTGCTGTAGGTTTAAGGGCAGAAAACTCAGAAGGCCATGTAAACCTTACAACAAATGGTGGAGGTTTTCAGTTTGAAACAGGTGCTTCAGGAAACGTAGCAACAATCGACTCCAGCGGCAACGTGGGTATTGGTACGGATAGTCCTGCATCTATGGCAGGAGGAACAAGCACAAACCCTGTTTTGTCTGTTGGTGGTGTTGATACTTCACTTAATACAGTCGGTGACAGAGTAGGGTCTATTTCTTTTATTTCGGCAGATGCGTCTTACACCAATACG